CTCCCTTGGCAATGCCCGGCGTTCTTTTCCTCTCCGCCTGCGGTACCAGCCGGGCGCAGGGCTGGCCAGACTTTACGATGATGATTTCCTCGCCAGCCAGAACCAAGGCCAGCAGCCTTGACAGATGCGTTTTCGCCTCATGCACATTCACTGTTTTCATGCTCTTGCCCTCTGTTGTGTGAAACTTTTAGTTTAGGAAATACAGCAGAGACAAGAAGGCAATCTTTCTTTGTGATAGTTTGTGGCTCACCAATTAACCACAACGCAGTTTGCGGCTCACGAAAGGCTATTTTTGAGCCACAAATAATCAGCGCGAAACCCTGCCTTCGGCAACATCAATCAGCTCCAAGAAAGCATACACTGCCGGACGGCTGCCCTTGGCTTCCCGGACAGTTTTCAGCATTCCGCTGTCACGCAGCAGAACGAGAATCCGCTTTGCGGTTGCCGCCGGAATGTCTTTAGCTGAAGTGAAACCCGTTGCGTTGAACACCGGGCGGGAAAAGAAGAAATCCAAAGCATGAATGGCATATTGCGAGTGCGTCAAATCCACAAGCTGGCGTTTTTTATCCTCATACAGCTTGAGGATGCTGGCCGCCTTGCGCTGGTTTTCTTCCGCCTGATCTATGACCGCTTTCAGGAAAAACTCGCACCATCCCGTCCTCATCAGAGGAAACGGCGGCGAGCCTTGCATAATATTCAGCCCGCTCTCTCTTGAAATATGCGCTGATATAAAACATGGGGGCGCGGATGAGACCTGCGGCGTGCAGGAAGAGAGGAATGAACATCCGGCTCAGTCTGCCGTTGCCGTCTAAAAAAGGGTGCAGACTTCCAATTCGGCATGAAGAACCGCAAGCTGCGCCAGACGGTCTGGCATTTGCGCATGAATGAAATTTTCTGTCCATTGCCTCCTGAAGATGGTCGGCTGAAATGGGAACAAAGCGGGCTTCCTTGATGGAGCAGCCGGGCGGCCCTATCCAGTTGGGCACCTTCCGGTATTCTCCGCGTGCCGCGCTGTGCTGTGGAGGGGTAAACGAATTGCACGGGGATTTTTCGGGTAATCTGCTTGAGGAAGATTGCAATTGCTTGCAATAAATGAATAAATACAAAAAAGATTGTGCAAACTAATTACCTTAAAAACAAGGCGCTAAAGGGCTTTTCGGTTTGAATGGCTGGTTTTGTGGTAAATTGTTTGCAACAAGTATTCTTTGGAGAATTTTAGTAAAATTTATTTGTATCAGTATGATGGATGGTTGTTTTTGAGTTTTTGAAGTCCTACCTATTAAACTGAAGGTCGGACATCTTGTCCGAATCCTCCCTACCTCTGTCCTACCTTTTTAATTTTTTCTGAAATCAAATAGATACTGCTTTGCTCTCTGCTTGACCTTGCCCAAGGTCGGACAAGCAAAGGTAGGACAGGCGGAGGCCGGACAACCTTCCTGCTATGACACCTTATCTTCATGGTGATCAACCCAGCTTTTGAATGATGGGAACGCATCTTCAAAGTTGCATTTGAACCACTCTTCCCTTCTGGCATCCTTAGCTGTCATAGACTCAAGCCATGCGTCTATAAGAAGCACATAGGCATTTATGGGTTTATCTTGCACGGCTTCTCCTTTTGGGTGCTCTCCTGTCAGTAGCCAGTCTAAAGAAAGGTTATATTTTCTTGCCACGACATAGGCCCATTCTACAGGAAAAATCCCCTTACTTTTTCTGTCTGAAACGCTAGGCTGGGTTATCCCTAATAACTTTGCAAGCTTAGTAAGGCTGTCTATGTCTGTTGAGATTCTTACCCTCTCCCAGATCTCGGAAAAATTTATCTTCATTTTATAGTTGACACATAAACTGTGTCTATGTTAAGGCTATATGTATAGCCAATACATATTCAAATAAGTATTGGCAACCTATGGTAACTATATGCCTATTAGGGCATAAAATCAAGCCAACAAGGGTAGAAATGGCAAGGGTTATAAATAAAGAGAGAAGTGCTAAAAAAATAAAACTATGGATGCTTAGGAACGGCATCAAGGAGGCTGATATTGTCCGTGCTACTGGAAAATCACAGCCTTACGTAAACCAAACTCTACATGGGCGCGCAGAGTGCAGGGTGGCATTACGTTACCTTGCAGATAAAGGATGCCCTTCAAAAATCCTTTGCATGAAGGAAGAAATTGGAAATCGATACTCTCACGGAAGTGACGATTTGCGCTGCTGAGATTGCTGAAGCAATCGGATGCGAAATCAGATCAGTGAGACGTATGGCTGCAAAGGGTGCCTGGCCCTGCATCGAAGTAACCGGTAACGGCGGCCTCCACAAGGAATACTACCTTGCCCAGCTCCCGCCTGACATCCAGAAGGCTCTTGCGAAGAAAGAGGCTGCCGAGGCGGAGAATCTCCCGGCCCTGCGCGGCGAGACCCTGCCGGCTCTAGTCCAGCCGGTCGAAGAGCTAAAAGGCTGGCAGCGGGATGTGATGACAGCCCGGACGCTGGTGCTGCGGCACCTTGCCAAGATAGAGGACGAGCTGGGCGGGCCTGCAAAAGCGGCCAACGAGCTGATCAGGCAGGCGGAGGACGGCATCCTCCCTGCGGTCATCCAAGAAGCCCTGAGAATAGCAAATGCCCGGAGCGGGCGCAACCGGACGATTGACCGGACAACGCTGTGGCGGTGGAAGAAAAAGGCTGAGGAGGGCGCGCTTGCCCCGGCTGACGCAGAGCGAACGAATGACCCGGAATGGGCACAGTATTTCATGGCCTGCTGGCATAAACCCGGCAGGCCGAGCGCACCGGAGGCGCATCGAGCCATGCTGCGCCTGCTACCGCCTGGAATGCAGTCCCCGACGTTTGATCAAGTACGATACTGGAACGGGAAGCGCGGCGTGCTGGAGCGAGAGAAAGGCCGCAGGACGGGCGGGGAATACAAAGCTCTGAAGCCGTACTGGGAGCGTGACACCAAGGAGCTACGGCCCCTTGAGGTCTGCCTGTGTGACGGCCACAGTTTCAAAGCGACGATCAAAAGCTGGCGGAACGGCAAGCCGCTGCACCCGGAAATCTGCTATGTGGTGGATGCAGCGAGCCGGGCGGTGCTTGGCTGGTCTGTTGGGTTGGCCGAGTCAGCGGAAACCGTGATGACGGCGGTGTTGCGAGCGGCTATGCACGGGCCGGAGAGTCCGTTCGGTGGCGTGCCGAGCATCCTGTATACCGACATGGGAGCGGGCAATATGGCTAAGGTCAACACGCATGAGGTGTACGGATTTTTTGGCAAAATAGGAATATCGCACGAGACTGGCATACCGGGAAACGCGCAAGGTCGCGGCCTGATCGAGCGACTGAACAAGACGCTGTGGATCAAGGCAGCGAGAGAGCTGCCATCTTGCACGCACGAGATATTTGACCGGCTGGCAGCAAAAAATTTCTACCTCGCGGCGGAGCGTGATTATGCGAAGAAAGGGAACACGGAGCTGCTGCTGAATCTGAAGCAATTTACGCAGTATCTCGCTGAAAAAGTACGGGAATACAACAACACGCCGCACACATCCATGCCAAAGGTGACTGACCCGGAAACAGGAAGGCGTCGGCACATGTCGCCCTACGAATATCTGGCTTGGCACGCTGTAAATGGCTGGAACGTTGCAGAGCATCAGCTACCGTTGGAAGTGCTCGGAGCTGTGTCGATCCCGTCTGAGCCGCGCATTGCCCAGCGCGGACGGATACGACTGCGGGGCAACTGGTACTACTGCAAAGAGCTTGCCCATGTTGAAGGTGAGGCGGTCTATGTGACCGAGGATGATGCGGAAGGTTACGCCCTGAAGGTGCACGACGAAACCGGCACGCTGATCGGCACCGCAGGGTTTGAGAAGCATAAAAGCCAGTATTTCCCGCAGACACGGCGGGATGATGCGGCGCAAAAGAGGCTGGAAAACCGCGAGAAGCTGCTGCTGACGAAGCTGGACGATGTGCGGAGCGAGTGTATCGGCACGATAGAAAAACAGCAGCCAGTACGGTTAATTGCCGATGATGCTCTGTTGATTGAGCAGCGGCGCGAGGCGTTGGCGGCTGAGATGCGGCAGCAGGAGGAGCCGAAAAAAGAGGCCCCTAATCCGCTGCGGATGACCGAACTGGAACGATTTCAGTATTGGCAGGAACTGGATGCCACCCAAGAATCAGGCGGCATCTTGAATGAAAAGGAGCTGCGGTTTCATGAGAGCTTCAGGAGGTCAGCGGCTTGGAAGGCTTACACCGACTTGTCCGAACTCAGACAGCAGCAGGCATGAACAATCAACTAACAGGAGAAATTATGCAGCAAGATGAGCAAAAAGTCAAGAGTGCACCAACTGTCGCCGTGCTGACTAATGTCAGCGAGCTGAATGCGGTTGTCGCTAAGGCACTCGCCGCTCCGTCGCACCTACCGAAGATGATAGGATTTTTTGGTGAAGCTGGCAGGGGAAAGAGTTATGCGGCAGCATTCTGCGCTATCAATTACAAGGCGGTGTATATCGAATGCAAGAAGCTGTGGACTGCCCGCGCTGTCCTGTCACACATCCTCCATGAGATGACTGGCTTAAAGCCGAGAGGGTATGCGTCTGATATGCAAGACGAAGTTTGTAAGCTACTGATTGATAGTAATCGCCCACTGATCATTGATCAGGCTGATTATCTGATTGAAAACCGCTCGATTGAAGTGATCAGGGACATACATGACGGGGCCGGAAACGTGCCGGTGGTGCTGATCGGAGAAAAGGGTCTGCAAAGCGGCATCAGCAGGTGGGAGCGGCTGCATAGCCGCGTCTCGTGGTGGTTGCCCGCGCAGAAGGCAACTATGAAGGACTGCCGCTGCCTGGCTGGGTTCTACGATCAAAACGTAACGATCGCGGATGACCTGCTGGAGGAGATTGCGTGGATATCCGAAGGGTCTGTGCGCCGGGCCTCTGTCAACATTGAGCTGGTCAAAGGAGTGTGCAAGGCTACCGGGGCGCAGGAGATTGCTTTGCAGGACTGGGATTTCAGGCGGAATCCGCTGTCAGGACGCGCGCCGAGAACCAAAACGAAGCTGGTATGAAGGAGCGCGAGCGGGGTAAACGGAACGCAGCGGGCCTGTGGGAAGAACTGCGGCGGCTGAAAGGGGAAGCGGTCACGGTACAGGATTTGCGCGATGCAACTGGAATGGACGCATCGGCCATCCGTGACCGGCTTCAGGCTTGGAAAGCAGGAGGGTATGTCGCTGTGCTCAAGTCGCTGCCGCTGTGCCCAAAGGTTAGCTGCAAGTACATCCTGACCAAGGATTGCGGCCCGATTGCGCCACGGGTGCGCAAGGACGGCAACCAAGTGATGATTGGTCAAGGTCAGTGGAGAATGTGGACTGCCATGCGCATCCTGAAGTCCTTCTCGGTGATTGAGCTGGCGGCGACCGCATCAACGCCGGAACATCAGGTCGCTGATGCGTCGGCAAAGTATTACTGCCGGAAGCTCTGCAAGGCCGGGTATTTGCGGCTTGATAAAGGCAGGTATCTGCTGCTTCCCACGATGAACACCGGGCCACAAGCACCACAGGTGCAGCGGAGTAAGAAGGTCTGGGATGTCAATCTTCGGCGGGAGATGGAGGGGAATAATGGCTCTACAAGGACGTGATCTGCTGGCCTCCATGCTCGGTGAAGCGGTTGATCAGGCTGGACGGGGAGGACAGGCGAGGGTGGCCAGAATGATCGGTTATTCTTCCGCAACGGTCTGTCTGGCCCTGAGAGGGAAGTATGCGGGCAACATCGATAAGCTGCTGGAAAAAATGCAGAAGATGTTTCCGGCTGAAGTTGAATGCCCGGTGCTTGGTAGCATTGAGCTTGCCAGATGTATCGAGGAACGGAGAAGGCCGTTCGGGGCGGCCAGCGGTTTTGCGGCCCGCTTGCGGAAGGCCTGCGGACAATGCGAATACAATACAACAGGAGGAAGAAATGCAAGCGGTGACAAGTGATTGCAGATGCGACAGACCAATGACGCGCAAAGAGGCCCTGATCGAAGCGAAAAAGGCTGTGGACGAGGGGCTGCAGATGGAGAGCGTGTCTGAGATGATTCAGGAATTTATGTTGGTTGACAGGTACCTGACGATGGTGATCACCAGTTTGGAACAACCAAAACCAGAGGTGTAAGATGGCACTGAAAGATGCGAAGGGGAATTGGATTGACCCGGAAGGAAACCATATCCCGGAAAAATATGTCCCGGCGCATGAAAAGCGCACGGATGATCTAGTGATGACGGCAGCGGAAAGCATGACCGCTCTGAATGAAGCAATGAGCCAGGCAAAACGCCTGATCGCTGGAAAAATCAGCGAATACTTAGAAGCTCTTGCCGCCGAACACGGCGAGGAGATGCTGAATGAAGGCGGAAACTACACGTGGCAAGATTTCGGCGGTACCTTTAAACTTGAGCTTAACAATGCAAAATTACAGCAATTTGACGACCGCATCAAGGTGGCGGCGCAGAAGCTGGAGCGCGTAATCGAAGGATGGGCAGTAGGAGCCAACGGCAAAGATGAACTGAAGGCATTGGCGACAGAGGCGTTTGAAAGTGATGAGCAGGGCCGGATCAGTCCGCATAAAGTGTTTAGGCTGCTGCGCCGCCTGCGTGGGCTGGCGCAAAATAGCCCCGAAGTAGCTGATGTAGTTAAGCTGATCACGGAAAGCGTAGTGGTGACGGGGCGTAAGCAGTATCTAGGCTTGTCCATAAAGCAGAAGGATGGGGGTTGGCGCAGGGTTATAATGGATTTCGCGCGGCTCTGAAAGGTGGTATTGGGCGTAGGCTGCGGCGGTTAAAGTCCGCCGCCCCATGAGCAGCCAGATGAAAGCATGAAGCGAAACCGGGCAGCGGCCCGGTCATCAGGGCGTGGTGGCCCTGGTCTGATGTGCAGCCAATAGAACTCAACGATAAATCGAGGGTAAAAAAATGAGACAATGCGGCCTGTGTGAAGAAAACCTCAACGAAGATGAATACTTCAACGTAACCTTTACTGCTGATGACGGAGGAAGGTGCCAGTAGTTATGTGCGAGTCTTGCGTGTGGGAGATGTGCGGTATTACGGATAAGGAGGCCGAGAACGATGCCACGACGAAAAAAACTGACTGGATCATCGTGCATGATAGCACAAAAGGAGATGATGCCATTACGATCTACGTAGCTGCAATAGATGCTTTTGGCAAAATTCACAGCAAGTGCAAGGAGCGCAAATGAAGAAAGTTGTCTTGTACTACCAGACTGGCGATTTGCTCGAAAAAACAATCACTCTGACAGGCATGACAGATACCGCAATACTGCTAGAAGCTGTAACTGCGTACTGTCAGCGCAAGCTAAAAGCGGCGGAGAAAAAGCAGGCGGTAGTTGAAGGTGCTGCGCAGCAGGAAGGCAATAACGAGCGCGTGCAGAAGGTGATCAATCTGTACCTGCGCATCTGCTGCCCGCCGATGCCGCCTGTGCCCGCTGAAGAAGCCAAAGCGAGCAGCAGGATCGGAAAAAAGATACTGGCCAAGCCAGCGGAGTATGACTGGGAGCGGCATTTCCGTGCCGCAGCGTCAGACACATGGCTGCGCAGGCAGACGTGGTGCGGGCTGGAATGGCTGGTCGGCAAGGGATTTTCCAAGGTGGCGGCCCGTGCGGATCACGCCGCTGCGCCTGCAAGGAAGGGGGAGGTAGCAAATGGAAACGGCTGGGCAGCTTCTTTCTGATTTTCCACACTGGCTACCCAAGCCAGCCAGCGAAATATGCCCTGTACACGGCATCAAAAAAACGATCTATCTAGCCGGATGGGACGGCGAGACGCAAGTGCGCTGCGATTCCTGCGATGACGAAGCGCAGCGGGCTGAGGTTGCGGCGAAGCTGCGGGAGCTGGAACTGCATCGCATCAAGTGCCTGCTCAAACTGATACCACAAAAATATGCCAGCATAATGATCGGTCAGCTCCTTCAGCGTCCATGCTGCTCTGGACAACTAGCTGCGTTGCAGAAGTTGAGCGACTGGGGAAAGCTAGTCTATCACCAAAGCTACTTGATGCTCACTATTGTTGGCGAGATGGGCTGTGGAAAAACAGAAATGGCCTGCGGTCTGATCGGGTCATTTTTGCGGATGAATCCGCCAGTGCAATGCCGCTACACAACCTGCTACGATCTGTCGAGAGAGGTTACAGCGACGTGGCGGAAAAGTTCCGAATGCTCAGAGGCTGAGGTTGTTAGAGCGTATATCGATCCCAAGGTCCTGGTTATTGATGATGTTGCCGGAGTCAAGAGAAACGGCGAAGACAAAGAAAAGCAGGCGGCAGCATTGGTGGCCTTGCTGGAAACGATCATAGATGCCCGTTATCTGCAAGGGAAAAAGACCGTGCTTATCGGAAACATCCCAGTCGTTGACGGGCAGGTGTCGAAAGAGCACCTTGTCGCGTTGATCGGCGAGCGCGGGGCTAGTCGTGCAACCGACAATGGCGTGACGATCAGGTGCCAGTGGCCGACACAGCGCAGATGGGCGGAAAAAGATGCGTTTGAGGCGGACGTTGCCAGCAGCGGGGTGCAGCTATGCTGAAAAAAGAATCGGAAATGGATGAGTACGATGGAGCTGGAACAACCAGCACGCTGAGAAAAATTGCTGAGGATGCCCGCCGCAAGCGCGATTTGGCTAAGTTGCACATTGCGCCGGTAGAACTGGGCATGGATGAAGAGGCCCGCCGCGCACTGACTCTGCGGATCAGTAAGGGGCGGACAGACAGCACGGCGAAACTGTCCAGTCAGGAGCGCAACCAGCTCTTGGCAGAACTGATTCGCCTTGGCTGGAAACCGAAGACAGGAGCCATGCTGCCGACGCAGAATAGGCCGCTGGAGCGGAAGATTGAAGGTCTGTGGCAGCGGCTGCATGAGGCCGGGATTGTGCGGAACGGCTCGGCGGAAGCATTAGCTGCCTTCGCACGGCGGCTGACCGGCGTGGATGCGCTGCGCTGGGCAAGTAATGAGCAGTTGAGCAGGGTGGTTGAGGCGTTGAAAGCGATGGAGGCGCGGGGAAAATGAGCAGCCTGCATGACGAATACCGCCAGCACATGGCTGCCTTCCGCCCTGCCGCCGAAGAACTGCCCGGCGATCTTGCGTGGCTGGCAGAAACTATTGACAAGATCGCGCCGGGCATGGGTGTCAGGATTGCAGTGCATCTGGCTGAAAATGCGTCCGGGACAGAGCTGTACATCCACAACATCCGCCTGCTGCGGCAGCGGCACCGCAACAGGTGGATCGTCAGCAAGTGCCTTGAGGCGGGTGTGACGGCGCGGGATGTGGCCCGCGCGGTGGGCGAGATCGGCAGCAGGCAGGTGAAGGAAATTTGGGAGAAGGGTGAGCGGTGAAATCAGTTGAGGTGGTTTGAACTACTTTCTTCTTGGAGATCGGAGATAGCTTTCCACGTGGGTTCCGTTTTGCTTGGTATAACTTCTGACACGCTGAGTTCTTCCGCTTGTGTCGATGCTGGAAGGAGTTCCTGAATATCCTCCGCCAATGAAACCGCTTCCTGATACGCGCTCAGAAACGACAGTCTGGACGGTTCCGATTGGTTGAAAATCCTTAATGGTGGCAATATGAGAATTGCATTTATCATGCTGCTCAATAAAATTCTGCTGCTTGAAGCCCTGCCGCATCATGGCTTCATTCACATTTTCGCCGTCCGCAAGCAGAACAGCTACATCTCGGCACTGCTCATCCTTACCGTAGATGCGGATGTCAGTTCTTTTGCCGGAGATCAAATCAGCCAAGAGTTGCTTGCCCTGCTTTCCTTCCGGCCAGTTTCCGTTCAGACTGATCTCTTTGTAGATTCCATTCGCGACAATCACGACGGTGCTGCCGTCAACAGCCTGAACGCCGTCTGGAAATATGCTCCAAGAAATCAGCGGCGGCGAGTCCGGTAGGTTTGCTCCATGCAGCAACGCTGGAAGAAGCAGGAGCAACAGGATGTATTTCTTCATGAAAGTTTGCGATGACGTGTAATAGGTATTTCACAAAACGCTACACAAGAAAAATAATCTTGACAAGGAATATCTATTCCTGGTACGCTTATTTTGTCGCCGGGATACCGGTGATCAGGATTGGCGTCCTGGGGAATAGGCGGACAACCGCCTCAAGTATTTGATCGGCGGTATTTTTTTGTCCGCTGCACGGCTCTTGCTTATTTTGGGCGGGCTGTGCTGGAGAGCCGCAAGGCTCGCCGGTTCCTATTCCCGGTACGCCAATCCAGCACAGTTCCGCCCTTTTTCCGTTTTGGCGGCGGGAAGGGCGGTATGAAACCACCTTAGAATAGGAGCAAAGCCATGAACGCAGCATCCCCTCAGTTGTCCCTCATCAATGGTCATCCCGTAGTCACTTCCCTCAACCTCGCCGAGGTGTTCGGCAAAAAGCACTGCGATGTGCTGAGAGCAATCAATTCCCTTGAAGTACCGAAGGAATTCACTGAACGCAATTTTGCGTCCAGTGACTACAAAGACGGTTCGGGCAAGAAAAACCCCATGTTCCGCATCACCCGCGACGGCTTCACGCTGCTGGTGATGGGCTTCACTGGCACGCGAGCCATGCAGTTCAAGCTGGCCTACATCGAGGCGTTCAACAAGATGGAGACGGAGCTGAAGGCGCGGCAGGAGCAGCCTGTTCTTGGCCTGCACGAGCTGGCCTTGGCGATGAAAGGCATTGTGGACATCCAAATCCATCAAAGCAGGCTGCTGGAGCGGCTGACTGGGCAGCATAGCCAGCCTGCGGCTTTACCTGAAATTCCCAAGATCAAGGCCAGACGGACGCGCAAGTCGTGGACAGCGGAAGAGGTGCGGCAGGTGCTCCATCTGCGCCGTCAAGGGCGGAGCGATGGACAAATCGGCTTGGAGCTTGGCCGCTCCAGAAGCTCAGTGAGCACGCTCTGCACTGATTTCGGAGATAGGCGGCAGCAGCCGCTTGATCACGATGCGGGCAAAAAACCTGCGGTTGGGGAACAGAGGATGCTGCCGTTCCGGTCTTGTCCTGCGCAGCGTCTGAAAGGCCGCATCATCACTGCGAAAGAGCGGATGGAGATATGCAGGCTGCTCCGCAGAGGCCACAGCATCGCGGAGATTTCCGAAAAAACGGGCCGGTCTAGGAACACGCTCTACGCTGCGGTGCGGCGGTGGAAGAAAGGAGGTGCGAGATGAGCTGCTTGATTTCTAATGAAAAGCATCCCGCCGACCTGCTGCACGATGCTTCCTGCGTCCTGGCTTTTCTTTGTGAAGGAACTGGCGACACAATGGAGCTGGGAGAGCAGGCGGCGCATGGCCTCAGTTTGATTCTCCAGGCTGTGCGACAGACCGTGGATTCGGCTGCGGAACAGCTTTGAAAGCAGACAGTTAGTTCTTCCCTCACTATCCAAAGGCTCGGCGTTCTGCCGAGCTTTTTTCATTTCCGCGCAAAAAATACGCTGTTTTCCCGAAGGTGCTGCCTGGCAGTGCAGCAAGTGTAGTGCAGCATCTTAAATAAGCTATTCAGGTATGTTATCCTCTTTCTATGATGACAAGGAAAAGCACTAAAAACATCCTGCCGAAACTAGCCGTAGCCGGTTTTCTCCTTCTTCTGTCCGGCTGCGGCAGGCTTGGCTATGAGAGTAGATACACTGCTGATCTTGCGCCGCAGGTGCAAGAATCGGTTGCCAAAGCCTATTACAGCACGCTGGACAAGTCTATTACCCAGCGCGGCACGGTAGCCAAAGACAGTATGGCAGCGGTAGCTGAAGTCGGGCGGGCCATAGGTCAACCGCTGGCTCCGGCAGAGGCCGTTCGTACTCGGCAAGAGATGGCTGTTACTGGCAATAGTAAGACCTTCGATATCGCTAAAAATGTGCCGCCTGAACAACTATTTCCCCTCGCGCAAGAGCGCACCAAGCAAGTGCAGGCGTTGTCTGTCGCCCTGCGGCAGTCTGCTGAGGTGGCGCGGGTTGACGTGGCTGCTCCGGCTGGATTTGTCAATCCATCCACACCTCAACCCGCGCCGTTTGATTTTAGTACTTTTGACCTGTTCCCGGCTGGGCAGCCGGAGCAGGTGGGCGGCAGTGCAACTGGGGCGAAATGTCAGGTGGCCCCAGTTGGTGAACAAGTAAAAGATGATTATGTCGATGTACGGGCCGCAGCCCTGGAACGGTTAAAACAAGAAGATCAGAAGCATGGAAACACCACAAAATAAGAAACTATGCGTCGAATGTGGCTGTGAGATCAGCCCGGCGCGGCTCAAAGCTAACCCGTCCGCCAGTCGGTGCGTGTTGTGCCAGGCCGAATTTGAGCAGGCAGTTAAGGATGCCGCAGCCTGGAACGGTAGGAAAAGATGAACATGAACAACTGCACAGTCGGTGTGACCTTAGTGGCCTCGCCCGTCATCCTGCTGGCTGCGGCGGCAGTTGCGGCGGCGGCTGGGGTTGGCATTGATGCTGATGGCTCCTTGTCTTGGCCGCTGCAAGCCATCGGTATGGCGATCCAGTTCGGGCCACTGCTGGTGATGGCTGGCGGGATTGCAGTTGCCCGGCAGGTTGCAGGAGACCTGCGAGATGAGATCAAGGCCGCCGCCGAATCTAATCGCCAGGCAGCAGAATCCCTAAGACTGACAATGGAGACGCAGTTGCGAGTAATTGAGCTGCTGGCCGGGAAAAATGGCTGAAAAAGACTGTCGGGCACAATTAGAGCCGCAGGCTATTGCGCTATACAGCCTGGTTAAGCCAGACGGCAGGAACTATACCGATGCAGAAATAGGTAATCAGCTTGGAGTTTCTGCAACTTCCGTCCGCAACTGGAGAAATAGCAATAAAAATACCTGGGAACAGGCAAGGTCGTCTGGCGGCAGCTTACTGATCCGCCTGCGCAAATTGCTTGATGGCGCAATCGTCGAACTGGAGCAGCTTGGTTCGGCAGGGGTGTTGGAAAAGTATAACCTAGATGGACTTATCAAGATCAACAGCCTCGCGAATGGGGCTGAAGAGCGGCAGCAGAGAGCCTTGGAACGGATGCTGGAGCTACGGCAGCAGGAGAGTAAAGGGCAGCAGGTTGACTACCCTGCGCTCTTTCTGGAGCATCTTCAGTTCGTTTTTCGCGCTCTCGGCGAAGGAACGGCAGCACATCGCGCCTTGGCCGAGCATGTGGATAGCTTGACGGCAGCATACAAAGACCATGTGGAAGCAAAAGCCAATAACTGCGCATAAATACGACAAGCTAGCCGAGCAGCTTCGGCGGCAGGTGCAGCAGCAATCTCTCGCGGCTGGGCTATCACCTGCTGTGATGGAGCGCGTGTGGCAGGAGATCGTCCTGCCCGCCTTGCTTTCGTACCAGCGGGCATGGATTGAAGATGTCGCGCCGGTGAAGGTGATCGAGAAGAGCCGCCGCATTGGTATTAGCTGGACGGATGCGGCAGATTCCGTGCTTGCCGCCGCAGCGCAGGATGGTCAGGATGTCTGGTATATCGGCTACAACAAGGACATGGCCGAGGAGTATATCCTTGACTGCGTAGAGTGGGCAGGCAGAATCGGCGCGGCAGCGGAAAACGAAGGAGAAGCGGTCATTAAAGACCCGGATGGTGACATCCTAATCTACCGCCTGCGGCTGGCAAGCGGCTGCCGCATCGTCGCCCTCTCTTCCAAGCCCGCCAACCTGCGCGGTAAGCAGGGTAAGGTTAAGATTGACGAGGCCGCGTTTCACAGCGATCTTCCGGGGCTGCTCAAGGCGGCCCTTGCGCTGCGCATGTGGGGTGGCGCTGTGTCCGTCATGTCAACGCATGACGGATACGGAAATAAATTTAATGAGTTAATTCTTGACTGCCGCAGCGGAGCCAAACCGTACAGCGTCCACAGGGTAACATTTTCCGAGGCCGTGGATGCCGGGCTGTACCGCAAGATTTGTGAGCGGCTGGGACTGGTTTGGTCGCCAGAAGCCGAAGCGCAATGGATCGCCGAAGTTCGGGCCGAATATGGGGTAGATGCCGCAGAAGAGTTGGATGTTATCCCGGCACAAGGCGGTGGAACACCGTTGCCAAGGGCGGTGGTCGAGCAGTGTATGTCGATAGAGCTTCCTGTTCTGCGCATCGAGAAAAGCAAGGATTTTGTAACCTTGCCAGCGATGGCTCGGGAAGTTGAAGTTGAAGACTGGTGTGATGACGCGCTGCAACCTGTGCTGGCAAGACTGGACAAGCAGCGGCGCAGTTATGTGGGGGTTGATTTTGGCCGTAGCGGTGATCTGAGCGTGTTCTTCCTGCTTCAGGAGTCATCCGCACCGCCGCCTAAGCTGATCTGTCCGGCTATCATCGAGCTAGCTAACGTGCCACATGAGCAGCAAAAACAGTTGCTTTGGTATCTACTTGACCGCCTTCCGCGCCTGTCACATGTAGCCCTGGATGGGCGCGGAAACGGCAGCTATCTGGCTGAAGTGACGGCGCAGCGGTACGGCTCGCGGGCGCAGGCGGTCATGCTGTCGGAAGGATGGTACCGGGACAACATGCCACGGTATCAGGCATTGTATCAGGACAAGCAGATTGTCCTGCCTTATAGCGTTGATGTTATTGATGATCATCGGGCGTTGCGCTGGATTGACGGCGTGATGCGCCTGCCTAAAGAGACAGGGCAGAAAGGGCGGCATGGGGATAGCGCAATTGCCGGGGCTTTAGCTGAGTATGCTTCTCGGAAAGCTGGCGGAGGAACAGTTGAATTTCACCGCGTGGAGCCGCGCCGGTCGTCCGGCGCAGGCCCCGGAGCGGGAAGAAGGGGGACGATATGAAACTATCTGAATATCCGCAGCAAAGCATATTTCCTGATGTTAAAGGATGCCCTCCTATCCATCCTTGCAAAGACAGCAGTCCTGCCCACGGAGCAGAGGGACAATTAAAATTATTTTTATCGTACTGGTATAAGAGATGGCCACACGCAACGAAAAAAATAAACATCTTGGAAACGAGTCAGCATTTTATTGACTCGAAAGAGGCTTTTTTCGCTGGGTATATAGCTGGAAAGAATAATGCCCCTGCTTGATCAATACGGACGGCCAGTCCGCAGTATTCCTGCCCGCATTCCAGCCGCAAAATGGCTGTCTACTCAGCGACCGGAAGTCTGGCACGGTATCACGCCGGACAGGATGGCTGCCCTGTTCCGCCGCACGGATATGGGCGATCTGGCGGCGATTGAGGAACTGTATTCGGCTCTGGGCCGGATGGACTCACAGGTGCATTGTGAAACCGAGAAGTATATCGGTGGCATCTTGTCACTAGAAGATCAGTTAACCCCAGCCAGTAAGGACGCAGAAGACAACAAAATATGCGATTTTGTCCGCGCTGCGCTGCTGGAGCATCCACAGTGGGCTGATTTCAAGGCGACGCTGGCGCACGCGAGGTTGACGGGGATCGCCTGCGCCGAACCAATCTGGGCTGAGACGGACAGGGGAATCATCATCAAGGAGTTTCGGCGGCTGCCGATTAACCGCTTGACGTACACTGGACTTGATGGCCTGCTGCTTGACTGGCCCTTGCTGTTGACCGACGAACAGCCGTCCGGCGTGCCGCTCGATCCGCGCAACATCGTCCTGCACTGCGGTAACAGCTTGACAGAGCATCCGGTGCGACAGGGGGCATATCGTCCAGTTGCTTGGCTGGTAATGCTGAAGCATTACAGCATCAAGGACTGGTGGCGGTTTGGGGAGCTGTACGGCATTCCTTGGCGGCTTGGAAAATACGACTCCGGCGCATCGGAAAAAGATATCGCTGCTCTCCAAGGGGCGCTTCTGCATCTCGGATCGGATGGTTCTGGGGCGATGCCGAAAAGCACCGAGATCGAACTTGTTCAGGCAGCGCAATCTGGCGCGACATCGTTGTTTGCTGATCAAGCTGCTTTTTGTGATTCGGGCATCAGTAAGGCTATCAACGGAGCGACGCTGACCACTGAGGTTGGTAAAAATGGCGGTGCGCGGGCAACTGCTGAAACGCAGCGGGAAGGCTCTAAGGATGTTTGGATTGCCCAAGGCAAGAGGCTGGCAGGAACGATCATGCAGCAGCTTGTCAAACCGTTAGTGCGCATCAATTATGGCCCGCAAGCAGCCCTGCCAATGCTCAATCTGAATCTGACCAGCAGAGAGGATTATGAAGGAAAATCAAAGTGGTTTGAACCGGTTGTTGATCGGGTAGGTGTTGATCGAAAGGAGTATTACAGGCAGTATGGTCTGACTCCACCGGAAATTGATGCGGATATTATCGGCGGAACTGGCCCGGCAAAGAAGACTTCGCTGACGCTTTCTGCCAAGCGCACGCCACCTACTGATCCGCAGCAGCAGGATGAACGGCAGGCGGTGATTGACCGGCTGGCTGTTCGCGCCGCTAAAGAGACGGCGACTGAATTTTCCCGCAACGAAGCCAAGATTGTGGCGGCGGTGCGCAATGCGGAAAATTGGGAGCAGGCATTATCGGCTGTTGCCGCCCTATTGCCACAGCTTGAAACCAAGCAGCTCAATAGGATGCTGGCGCAGTCTATGACTGCTGCCCATGTGTTCGGGCGCAAAACAGGACAGGATGATGCCGCAGGCCGTCAGGAATCTTGAGCCGCTGCCCTTTGAGGAGGCAATCCGGTTTTGGGACGGCAAAGTCCTGCTGGACGCAGATGAGTTCTACGCCCTGACCGATACCCTGCGAGCGCGGGCCTTTGCCGTGTCCAGCATTGCCAAGGGTGAGCAGCTTGCAACGGTTCATGCTGCCATCCGCAAGGCAATTACTGACGGCAGTACCTTTAAGGATTTCCAGAGGGACTGCGGGGACATCTTCGGCAAGCTGGGTTGGACTGGTAAGTCGGCGCATCGGGCGGAGCTGGTGTTTCAGACCGGCGTGCAGTCCGCCTATATGCGGGGCCGGTATGAGCAGCTTATGGCAGATAGGGATATTTTTCCGAACTGGCAATATCTCACCGCAAGAGACAGCAAGGTGCGGCCAGCTCATGCGGCCATGCACGGGCGGGTTTACCCGGCAGGGCATGAAATCTGGAACATCTGGTTTCCATACTATAGCTGGCGGGTGAACAAATGGTTCAGGTGTCGCTGCGGCGTAGTTGGGCTAACGGCATCGGATGTCAGCAGCCGAGGGATTGCAACAGACGTACCGCTGGGTCGGCTGGTCAACTTGGCTGACGATCCGACAGCAAAGCCGCTGCTGATCGAAACTGCGGTGACCTACGGCGAGCAGGTGCCGATCTGGAATGAGGTTGGCGCGCTGATCGGCTACGAGACGCTGGTGCCAGCGGACGCTGATCTTTCTGCCCCTGACTTTGGGGAGGAACTGGAAGAATGGATTGCCGATGCAGTAGCGGAGTGGCCCCCAGGAATAGCGGCCTTGGTGCTGGCCGAGCTGTACAGCGATGAGGAGCTTCTGGCTTTCATCACCGGGCAAAAGCTGCCACAGAACTTTTCGGTAATATCGAAAAGTTGAAAATGCCCCGTGACCGTGTTTTTCGGTTCGGACGGTCAGATGTATTGGCGGTGCGGATGGTGTTGACCAGCAGGAAATTTAAACGGCTTTTAAACAAGGTTTGATCATGGCGACAAAAACAGAACTGATTGAGCGGGCGGCGACAGAGGCTGGTGTGAGCCGGATGGCAGCGCGGAAGGTGCTGGACAGCGTGCTGGCTAGGATTACACAGGAGACGGCGGAAGGCGGCGGGGTGCGGCTGCTAGGTTTTGGCACGTTTCAGGGGGTTGAACGGGCGGCGCGGATATGTCGCAACCCAAAAACTGGCGAGCAGGTACAGGTTCCAGCCCGGACAGTGATTAGGTTCCGTCCGGCAAAGGCCGCAGGCAAGGAAGAGGGCTGCTGATGGCGATCTCGCTGGACATAGACGGGCATGAAATATGTGCCCTTGTTGCAGGCACGATTGACCGAATCGAAGGCGGCGAGCTGGAGCGCATTGCAGCGGGCATTGTCCGCGAGTCAGTAGTTGCTAACTTCGGATTCGGGGGCCGTCCGGCGTGGAAGCCCCTGCAACACCGGGAAGGCAGTCCACTTATCAAAACTGGGCGGCTGAAGAACAGCATCTACTCCCGCTATGACAGCGAGGCCGCCTATGTTTACACCGCAGTCAAGTATGCGCCAACACATCAGTTCGGGGCGGAAAGAGGCGAGTACGGAAGAACAACGGCAGTTGTCAGGGGGTACTCGCGGGCGAACGGGGTACGCGTGCGGGGGTACGCAATGCGACAGCAAGTGCCGTGGGGAGATGTTCCAGCCAGGCCATTCATGATGGTGCAGGATGAGGACATTGTAAAAATTCAGGCCGAATACGCGAAGTTTATCGAGAACGGAAGATGAAGGGACAGGGCAGGCGCATCGCTTTTAAACAGGAAGACACCAGCAAGGCACCGGACTGGATACTGTTCTTCCCGGTCGGTCTGAACTCAGTCGAGCCGCCTGCGCAGCCGTATTACGTCACACACGACAGCTTTTTGGACATACAGGCCCTGATGCAGCGGTATGGAGCAGGGTTTAGGTTTCCTGGCGACTATGATCACGCAGGCAAAGAGGCCCCTTTCTGGGTAACCGAATGGGAGTGGGTTGAGAGCGAAGGAATCTGGGGCAAGGTCGAATGGA